TCTTGTGCCAACTCAGGAGACCAACGAGCACGCAGCTTGCGGGTCGTGGCCGTGATGGCGAGTGACTCGATCTTGATGTCGATCTCTGGGATCGGAGGGGTTGGGTTCGTCCCAAAGTCCGACTCGAAAGACGGGATCGTCAAGGTGGAACCAACGCCGCCGGCAGTGCCGTCAGTGGTGGTAACCGCATCAGCGATCGCCATCGAGAGGCGAGTCGTTGCGCCCAAAACCGGAGCCGTGCTAGCAGGAGTGATCCTGAAGACGACCTGGATGTGGGTGCCATTGAGAGGGGCGGGAGTGAAGGTCGAGCCGTTCCAGTTACCGCGCTTGTTGAGGCGACGGAGGTTCAGGACGCCGCGGCCAGACTGGTAGGTCTCACCCCATTGTACTGCACCGTTCGTGGTGGCAACACCAAAGACAGAGAGCTGTTCGACGGCAAGGAAGTCGCCCTTCGGGATCAGCGCCGCGATCGTGGCCACGCTCAGGTGAGCGAAGGTCACGTCAAGGACGTTAAGACCGAGATCGGCATCGATTTGCGGGTCGAATTGCAACATGCGACCGTTGGTGCCTGACATCTGACCAGAGTCAGAGATCACGAGGCCAGCAGACCACGTGTCACCATTGATACCACCCCAAGCGCCGACTTCAGCGGTCGAGCCAGAGTATGCCATGGTGCCAGAGTGGACCTTGGTGAAACCAACGTTGACCAGGTCATACATGCCGCCAGTGGCCAAAGAGCCTGACTGGATGCCGCGACCGGCTGGGTTGTTGTAGATGGACTGACCACGGGTGTAGGTCTCAGCAGTGCCGTTGTCCAATTGGGTCGTGCCGACGGCAGAACCGTAGGTATAATCCAAGTAGAAGATCAGGCCTGACGGTAGCGACATCGGTTGGATCGAGACGAGCTCGTTCGCAACCAAACCACCGAACACCCTGCGGACGATCGGGAAGGCGATGTTCGAGAAGCCCTGCACCTGACCAGAGGAAGCGACTGCGCCGCCGCCAGTGGACAGAGAGTTCGACTCCTTGAGTACCTGGGCAGCTTGGTTCTCCAAGAGCTGCGACATGACCTCACGCTTGACGCCATCGAGGCCGCGGAGCAAGCCGGTGCGGCTCCACTTCTCAACGAGGCGTGCTCGTTCAGCTCCGACGTGGCGGTCCTTGATGCCGGCCGCGAGCTGCTCCATTGTAAAGAACTTCATTTTAGTTTCTCCTGTGTCTTTCTAGTTGGTTTGGATCTGATCAGAGGCTCACTTGTTGATGCCAGCGAGCCTTGCCCAGCGCTCTGCCTCATAGCCCTCGTTCAAGGACTGGGTCGATGCCGGACGGGTTACCCTCGACGAGTTGCCGATGACCTTGCGATCACGGTTCTCATTGACGGTCTTTGACGTGTTTCCGAGGGTCCTTGCGAGACTCTCATAGACGAGCTTGGCTTCCCTCACCGTCTTCGCCGTGTCGAGCTGCTCGATGACTTTCGCCTTCTGGCGAGAGGTGAGTGACTCGTTCTGGAGGAGCTTGTTGGTGAACAGTAGCTTCGCGTTGATCAGATTCGTTTCTGCCAACTTGTTGCGGAGAGATGCCTCGGTCTTGGACCCCGCTGACCGAGCAAGGCTGCCATTTTGGCGCTGCCCATTCTGAAGCCTGGCTTCTGCCATCAGCTTCTTGATCTTCTTGGAACGATCGACCGATTCGTTGAATCGGTTCGCGACCTGAGCGTACTCTTTCTTGAGAGCAGCTTCCTTCTTCAGGTCTTTCTTTGCACGTGCCTTTCGTACCTCGCTCTTCAAAGCGGCGGCACGGTTCTTGGCACGCTCTTGCAGGCGGGCCTCGAATGCCGAGCGGCGCTTCAGAGACTCGTGACGTACTGCTGGGTTGTCCTTGTCGGCCGACGGAACTGACGTTGCGCTGGCACCGAAGTCATCGCGGGTACGTTTGTCACCGATCTGATCCATCGGAGCATCGAACTCGTCGAGTTGGTCTTGTTCGTCCAACTCGTCAGACTCATCCATCTGGTCGTCAGACTCGTCGAGCTCATCCAGCTCGTCAGCTTCATCCATCTCATCGGCCTCGCCGAGAGGAAGGGCTGCCTTGGCAGGCGACTTGTCAGCGATTGCGTGGGTGATCGGCTCGCCGTCATCCTTTGCACCACCGAAATCATCGAACTCTTTGGGACCGACGCCGTTGCCATCGACAGAAGGAGTCGCCTCTTCGCGGAGCTTCCTCATACGGGCAATCTCACGACGCAACATCCCCTCGTCAATTTCGACCATCGTGTCGTCGCTCAGTCTACGGCTCTCACCCATGTTGTCCTCTTCTCCACCTTCATCACCACCCAAGTCCAAATCACCCAGGCCAGAATCATCTCCACCTTCGTCGCCCTCAGCGTCACCGAAAGCGTCATCGCCTTCACCGTCTTCTTCACCAGTGATCAGGTCAACGCCGACCGACTCAAGGTCCATGTCGTCAGGAAGTCCAGTCAGTTTCAGCGTGACGTCTTCCTCGTTCATCATCTTCTTGTTCGTTCGTGACATTTTCGGCTCCTGGAGCTTGTTGAGTTCCCTAAAGTAAGATTCCAACTTGGTCTCGTATGAACTCTTCTTTGCAGGGTCGACCACCGATTCCTGCACGTAGTCATACATATCTTCCACTTTTGCAATCATCTCAGCGATTTGCGAGTGGAAACCAGCTGACTCCCTAACTAGGAGGCTAGCTTTCTTGAATTTTTCGATAGTCTCACCCAATCGGTAGACCTTCAATTCGAACTCTTTTGCAGCACTGACCTTCGTCGCCTTGAGGACGGGCGCTAGGGCTGCGATCGATTCGAGATTTAGTTCGTACTCTTCTCTAGGAAGGGGAGCACCCATCACCGGAGGAGCGACAGCAACGCCAGCCGGATCTGCACAAAGAGCATCAAGATCCAGTGTCACCTTACCCTCAGCGTCTGGGGGTGTGATGGCCGCAGCAGGGGTGACAGCATCAGCTGAAGGGGACGCCGTGACCAAGTCGGTCATGAGCTCACCCTCAGGTGGAACGCTGCCAGGAGCGCCTAGGTCATCGTCCATGTCACCGTGCTCACGCAACAGCTCACGTTCGATCATGTCCCGGATCCTGGGCGTCACTGCTTCAAGGATAGCACGCTGAGCGTTTGCCTCAGCAACTTCCTTCACTTTCTTGACGTCTGCTAGCGCCTCTTCGTAGAGTTGCTTTGTCATGTTACTCGTTCCCTATGATCTCCAGGATAAGTATCAATCATTTTCACAAGTTCAAGCAGGGGCAAATCAAACGTTTCCGCCTGAATCACCGAGCTTACCGTTCACACCAAGGATGCTTGCTGCAATGATCTTTGCGTTCGTAGCAGCAGGTGACTTGGTTCCTGTACCAGGAGCGCCAGGCACGTACGTTGGCTTCAGATCAACGACCTTGATCTCTGGATCAGTTGACTTGTCGCTTCCTTCTGTCTTACCTGGACCTGGAGACGTGATGTCAGGAGCATACGAGTTCGCTGGGTCACCAGCTGCCGTCCACTTGACGTCTTCTGTCTTCGGAGCGCCTGCAAAATTGAGATCGACGCCTTCAGGAAAGTAACTGAGGTCGCCCTTTTGGTGAGCTGGCGTCAACGCCGTTTTAGCGATCGCGACCACTGCCTCACGGGCGTCGTTCTCTTTTCCAACCAGGTCTTGCACGATTGGCTTCTCTGTTGCGTCACCACTGTGGAACAGCTTGTTCAACAACGTGTTCTTGTCGCTCGCTGGTGGTGCATATTGCGTGTACTTGCCTGTGCCTGACATGGTCTTGGTTCCTTCTGTTAGTACGTATTGTCGAAGACGATCAGGCGACCTTCGTTGCGATCTTCTTCAAAACACGTTGCTTAGCCTCGCGGATCTTCTCGAGACGCTTGATCGTGCGTTTCTCTTCGATCTTCAGTGCTTTGACGTAGTCGATGTGCTTCTCCAACGCGTCAGCGTATTCGTCAGCATCGGTCTCTTCGGTCTTGTTAGCCTTCTTCTCGACGTCTTCCATGTCGCCGAAGTTAGCAACTTCTTCTTCAATGATCTGCCTGAGCAAGCTTGGTGTTAGTTTCTTGATCGCCATTTGTGCACCCTCTCTAGTGATCGTGCTAGACCTAAATAGGCAACACGACGAACTTACGCTGTTTTCTTGGACGCTGGTTCCATAAAGGCTAGGTTCGCCCAACGTGAGGCCACCTCATCACCGAACACGTCCTCAGGGCTACCATTGAACTGTTCCTGTTGGACTGGTTTTGCAAAGCCTCCCGAGCCGCCTTCAGTAACGGGCCCGCTGTCTCCCGCCGCGAGCTGTGAAGGTAAGGTCGTCCGTGCTGTATCAGCAAAAATCGATTCCATGATGGGGTTACCCCCTGCTTCACGCTTGATGGCATCTTTGAGGGCCATCGTGGGGGCACGACCAGGACTCACGGGAGCATCGAGCCGTGGATCATAGTCCTGTTTCATGCGGCGGGCCCTGTGTTCTGCAAACGTCGGAGGTTGTTTACGAATGGAAAGCTGCGGAATGTCGCCCAGTCCCTCGCTCAGGATCTCAAGCAGGCACTCTTTTACGATCGCTTTCAAATGGTCTCGTGACATTTTCATGTTCGTTTACTCTCTAGCGTTTGGTTTGTAAGCTCTTGGTCGCACCGCGACGTGACAAAGGACCGACCCTATCAAACATCGTTACGCCAAGCAGGTGATCGATCTCATGCTGCACGATCCTCGCTTTGAGACCTGTGCACCTGATTAGCCTGATCGCTCCGTCGAGATCAAGGTATTCTACGTCGCAAGCGATAGGTCGAGAAACAGCTAACAACGTACCTGGTAGCGACAGGCAGCCTTCTTTCACGAATTCACGCTCGGAAGAGACCCACTTCACCCTTGGATTAACAAGAGCAACGAACTCACTAGAGACATCACCTGCTGATGGATCAACGAGAACGAGCCTTTGCGACAGTCCGATCTGGTTTGCTGCCAGACCGATGCCTTCCAAGGAGTACATCGTCTCAGCCATGCGATCGACCAACGCCTTGAGCTCTTGTCCGAAGACGGTCACGTCATCGCACTGGCGACCCAAGATCGGATCTGGGTACTTGACGATGTCAAACATCAATTAATCACTACCCAACACCCGTCCAACCAGCGCTGCCGTCAGGAAGGGTGCCTGACAGCACAGGCATCTGACGAGCGTCAATGTTTGTCAGACCCGCACACAAGCTGTAATTTGGGGTCCCACCTTCACCTTGGATCCAAAGCTCTTTGACGCGTAGCTCTACGGTCACTACAGTGTTAGCTGGAACGATGAATTTGTTTGATCCGATCGTGCCTGCTCTCGTAAAACCAAATGACATCGTAGATGCACCTTGATTTGAGACGGTGATCGTTCTACTGATTTTCGGAAAGTCCCAACGTTGTGGTGAGCCTGCTGCTGGCGCGACAGATGACGTGACCCACGGTAATGCTGAAGACTGAAACTCTGCTGCGTAGCCTAGGCCACCTCTTGGATTGTCAAACGTCATGTTATCACTTCTTTCCTAACAGCTCGTTCAAGATCCGATCGATCCTGTCAGACTTAGAAAAAACCTTTCGCAACTCGCTCTCATCGATTTGCCTGCCTTCAGGAAGCATGAAGGCCCCGGGCGTGGAAGGTTCGCTAACGAAATCCCAACAGATCAGTTGGAAATCATCTTGGACGATGTAGTAATCGCCTTGCTTGCGTGTCGATCCGACGCCACGAGAGCTGATGCCCAGCTTGACGCCGTGTTCGATCAGACCTTTGAGAATTGCGCCAGAAGGCGTCTTGTCAAGGATCTCAACCGTCCCAAAGACCGTGCCGTTCTCGATGTACGCTTCTCGGATCACGTGTGAGGCGTTCTTCAGGTTGACCACAGAAGAGTCAGGGTGATCGAGTTCACCCATGGCACGGTTCTCGATGATGAACTTTTGGTAGTTCCTGACCTCGCGATCCAAGACAGCATGCGGATAGATGCGTCCGTTCTGGTTTAGAGTGTCTGCCTTCTGCAGGATGCCCTTCATCAGGATCTTGCCAGTCTTTTCGACTGACTCCTTGATCATCTCGGGCGTGTACTCGAAGATCTCGTAAGAGTTCAGTAACCTCATGTCAGTCATTGTCAGTCTCCTTCGAACCGAGCTCTGCGGATAGCTTGGTGTACAGCATGAACCTCGTCACCGTATCGTCATTGACGATCTCTAGCGTCTCAGTTTGAAGTTGGTCTCGCGCCTCGACAAGCTTCTTGTTGAGGTACTCGTTTTGAGGGTTAGCCTCGTTGTATGAAGCGATCGATGATAGCAGGGTGTCCCTGATCTCTGTCAGCTTGAGTTTGATCGATCCCGGATCATCATTGGCTGTCGAAAAAGCATATGCCCTGAACAGAGCCTTCTGCTCGTCATTCAGGATGCCAGAATATTTCTCGTTGAGCTTTTTCATCATCACCTTCATCAGAAGGCGGCTCTCGCCCGGAGACTCCTCGATCACCAGGCGCTCTGGTTCAACTAAATTTTCAGTGGTCAAGCGTGCCATGAGTTGATCCTCGTACGAAGCCATACGCTCGAGGTCTGCATCACGTGAACGCCAATCATTCAAAAGCGTCTGAACCGTCGCTAGGAAGCGATACTCTGAGACCTGCTGATCGTAGAAATTCTCATCATTGATCAAGTGGTTGATATCACGAATGAGCATCGACTTTTGCCTGTCGAGCTCCTTGACGTTGTGAGCTCGCGCGGCTGCTTTCGCCTCGTGTAAGATGTTGGCAGCGACAGCTTGAGAGCTAACCGTCGTCTTTCTCAACGCGTGGACGAGCCTGAATTCCTTGTATAGCTCAGTTCCTGGCTTGAAGTGACGGCGGAGGATGCGAAGGGCCTGTGATGAGTTCTTTTCGTTACCCTCGACGAGCGAACGTGAAATGGTGGTTACCAGGAACTCGTACAGCAACGCGGTATTGCGCTTTTTGTTGTGTGTCTTGCTACTCATCGTCATCCTCGGTATCGTCGAAGTCAAGTTCGTCATCCGTATCGTCAATGATAAATACTTCGTTCGTGCTCGTGTTATGAGATCCACGATCAACGTTCTCGCCTAACAGCGAGATGCCTTCATCGATCTCGTCTTGAACATCGACCTCTTCTGACTCAGCGATGACACCACCGTCAGCCGCCCTGTTCATCTTCAACGCAGACGTCATGCGACGTAACGTAGACCACAGATCGGGAGCGAGGCCACCGAAAGGTGACCTTGAGACGACCTTCGCCTCTCCAAACGGATTTGACACGACGGACTTCATCCACTCAGACCCAGTGGGATCTTTCATGGCATCGTTATCGATGCCAGTCATCTTGACAAAGTCAGGCATGTGAGTTTTTGCGGGACCGTGATTTTGGATCCTAGAACGATTGTATTCGTAGTTTTTCTGTGATTGGTTCTTGGGCTTGATTGGCCTGTCGTTATCACCATCGTTCAGTGACATCTTCAGTGCAAAGTCCTCACCGTCTTCCTGATCATCGTCTGATGTCAGTAATTCAACGCCGGGCCTGATCTCTTCTTCAGCTTCCTCACCAGCGTTTTCTTCAGGAGGCGTCTCTTCTTCGCCGCCCGCCTCGGGCTCCTCGCTACCGCCTCCGAAAAGATCATCAGCGCCGCCGCTCTCCCCGCCAGAATCACCGCCCTCACCGCCTGCCTCGATAGCAGCATCAGTCTTTTTCTCTCTCATGCGTTGGGCATCGATCTCATCGATCTCTTCTTCACTCAATCCCCAAATCTCATGCATGACAAAGAACTTGCTTCCCATGCCTTCCGGTAACGAACCACCGATCTCAAACTTAGCACGCCACAGCTCTAGCTTCTGCTGTTGGGCTACAGTCGATGGGTTCGACAGGCGCAAGGTGAAGTTTTGTAGGTCCTCACCGTCATACCCATGAGCGTACAGGTGAATGATAGCCAGCTTGTTGAGCTCAGCGAGCATCGTCTTTTGGATGACGTTGATCGTACGTGAGAACCTGATGTCCTCTTGTGCTAGCGTCGCCTTGCTGCTAAGCATCTCATCGTAACCGAGATACGCTCGTGGGATCTTCAAAGCAGCAAACAGCTTCTTTTGGATGTAAGCGACGTCCTCAACAGCAGCTGTGTTCTGGCCACCTGCTAACGTGTCGATGCGAGTACCGGTATCGTTACCACGGACTGGGATGAAATAATCCTCGTCAACGCTCAATGGGTTGTAACGAAGGTCGACCCGACCCGTCTGGTTATCGATCACCTGGCTCGTCCTGAGGTTCTTGCGTTGTTCTTCAACGTACATCGGTACGTTCTCAGGTGGCACGTTAGCAACGTCAATGTAAAACACGCGTCGCTCAGGAGCTCTGACCACGCGATACACTAGCATGGCGTCTTCAATCAGGATCAGCTGGCGCCAGATGCGGCGAGCGGGCTCAATGACAGAAGAGCCGTACGGCAAGAACATGTCATTGCCTAACAGGCGAAAGTGTGTGACCTCCCAGTTTTCTAGGGTCCTGTTGCCGAGCGTCACCCAGCGGTAACGGACAGCAAAAGGATCATCACGGTCGTAATTCTCCTCACGCTCGATCTCATTGACAGGGATCGGAAACGCGTTGACGACGCCATACTCTGGCGACACGTCATTATAGAGAAAGAAGTCTCCGTACTTGACAAGGTTACGAGCCCACGAACGAAGGTTGAACTCAACGTTCAAGACGTTGTAGAACAGGTCCTCAAGCACCTGTTTGACCTTCTCGTTGTCAGAGTAGACGTGAAGGACACGACCCTTATCGTCTTGAGCACACGTCTCATCAGCATAGATGTCAAGAGCGGCAGCGATCTCAGGAGTGTATTCCATCTCCTGGAAATCCTGGTAACGCATCAATCGCTCGCTCAAGTTGTAAGCGTTAGACGTGATGGTCGCATATGTCGGAGAGAGCGACTTCTGAAACAGCAGCGTGCCAGACGACTTCGTCTTGTCAGCCATCGCTAGTGTGGTGTCTAGCGCGCGGATCTTCCGCTTGACTACAGGACCGCTACGAAACAGTCGCGTCAGTCGTCGGAAAAGACTCTTGCTTTCTTTTTTTGCCATTCTCTACCCTTCCATTCAGTTAGGGCTATCGTGATTGTAGAGCATCAGAGCGCTTCGTATATCAAGCGCTGACTCTATGCTCAGGACTTAGACTTGACAGCCTTGAGCGTCACCTTTTTGGGTTCGACCTTGGGACGAGCGACGTATGACCCAGGAGTCTCGACCATGTTTTCTAAGACACGTTCGAGCTCATCAAGGTGTGGAGTCACAGCATTGATAGCTGACGGAGGGGCACCTTCTCTGAAGGCTTCGACAGCAGCTAAGAGCTTGCTAGCGCCAGCTACGACCTTGTTGATGCCAGCATGGTCGACGCGTTCGTTCAAATTCGTCAGTTCTTCTTTGATGATCTTACGAAGATCATTGATATTGAGCTTTGATTGCGTCATCGACGTCCTCTTGTACCTTTAAGTATCTCTGTCAGCGGAACAGCCACGAAAAATCAGAATGATCCCTGCTTCTCACCGATGATGTCGATGGATTTTGAGGCCTGTGAACCAGATGAGGATTGAAGCCTCTGATCGCTGGGTTGACGAGCGGTTGTGCTGACTGGATGTTGCCCGGCAAGGTGCTCTGGTCGCGGCTCTGTTTGCCTGTCGCAGCTAGCATGGCATATGCCATCGCAACCTGTTGTTGGTTGATCGTTGATCCACCTTCAATCAACCAACAACCGATCGCTAGGCTCATGATCAGGTCGTCATAGCTGTCTTTCGAGGCCATGGGTTTATTGCCATTCCAGACGAACGCTTGAAGTTGATCGTACAAGCGTTGCGAGTAGGTCTTCAGTTGACCGTTTCTGATCAGCTCTTCGAGCTTTGAGAGGATCTGAACGCGTGTCTTTTGGACGGTCGGAAAACCGGGCAGCTCGTTAGGGTCGTTTGGTACGTAACTGAACGGATCACCCTTGTTGTTGTGATAGTACAATCGCTTGTAACCCATGTCACGTAGTTTCGTGTTGACGAAGTAACCAAACGTGTTGTTCTCAGGGATCAAAAGAGCATCGCTGTACTTCTTTCCCCACTCTGCCATCAGGTCAGCGAGCTTTTCAGGAGGTATCTTACCCATGTACTCAGCTGCGACCTCACACTCTTCTGTGTCGATCACGTGGAAGGCAGAGAAATCTCGAGCGTCACCACGAGCAATGTCAGCAGAGATCACGTATTGTCGACCAGGAACGGGATACGACCAGATCCAGATGTCCCTCTTCTCACCCGCCTTCTCGATGGGAGGCATGATGTTGACACGTAACAGCTCTAGCTCTGTCGGTTGAAGGAACGTATCGCCTGAGGCGATGAAGTCACACAAGTACTCTTGAGCGACCTTTTTCTTGGGAAGGTTGCGGGTCTCCTTGTCAAACCA